CGTATTATACCGGCAAGCCTTTTCTGTCCGACGAAGAGTTTGATTTCTTAGCTGAAAAATATAATTATAACTCTGTAGGCCATCAGGTTACGGATGCAATTCCTCACGTCTATCAAATGTACTCTTTACAGAAGTGCTTTGACCTTAATAATGCCCCTCTTGATATTGCGCTATGCGACTGTACTCTTAAACTAGATGGAGCAGCAGTATCTTTACTATATATAAATGGATACCTAGAACTATCTCTAACTCGTGGCGACGGTATACAAGGACGAGACATAACTGATAAGATGCGTACTTTAGTTCCTTCTGAAATTATGGACAGGTCTCTTATACAAATAACAGGTGAAGTTGTTGCTCCAAGCAGTGTTGCAAATTCTCGTAATTTCGCTGCGGGGTCACTTGGCCTAAAAGATGTTGAAGAGTTTCAAACTCGTCCTTTATTGTTTGTTGCATACGACTCTACTCCCGAACTCTCCGAACGATATACAGATACTTTACGAAGATTAGAAGTTCAGGGATTTAATGTTGTAGACCGATTTGATTCTACAGACTATCCTACAGATGGAAAGGTATATCGTCTTTCGGATAATTCAGAATATCTACGTATGGGACACACCTCTAAGCATCCACGCGGGGCCTTCGCTCTAAAAGAACAGAAGGCAGGAGTAGTTACAAAACTATTAGAAGTAAAGTGGCAAGTTGGCAAAAGCGGCGTAGTTAGTCCTGTCGCTATACTTGAGCCTGTAGAGATTGGAGGAGCAGTAGTATCACGAGCAACTTTACATAACATCGACTACATTCTAGCACTTAACCTTCAACTTGAATGTCGAGTAGAAGTCATACGTTCTGGAGAAATTATACCCAGAATTGTAAGACGTGTTGACTAAAAATAGTTCTTGACATTTTACTCTTTTTTACGTATAATATACATTCAATTTCAGAGATACTTTATGCTTGATATTCTTGCCCCAACCGAATGCCCCAGTTGTGACTATTCTTTAAAAAACATAAATAATATTCTGTATTGTCGTAATGTTCTGTGTCCTGCACAGTCTACAAAGAAGATTGAGCACTTTGCAAAGACGCTCAAAATCAAAGGTCTCGGGCCTGCTACAGTCAAAAAATTAGGAATCACAGAGATACATGAATTGTATTACCTAGAAGAGGACACGATAGCAGAGCTACTGGGATCCGAGAGATTGGCAAAAAAACTTTTTGCAGAATTAATAAACTCACACGATGCACCCCTCAACCGAGTTCTCCCCGCCTTTGGCATACCCCTTATTGGACAGACAGCTACAAACAAGTTGGCATTTGTTTGTAAAAGTTTGGAAGATATTGAGTATGACACTTGCATACAGGCAGGACTCGGCCCGAAAAGCTCTGCAAGTTTGTGTGACTATATTCTGTATGAAAGCCATAATATAGCAAAGTTGCCTCATGATATGGTGTTTAAAGCACCCGTACAACTTACTTCTACTTCAGGAACAGTTTGTATCACAGGAAAGTTGAATAGCTATAAAACAAAAGCAGAAGCAACTAAAGTGTTAAACAGCCTTGGATATGAAGTAAAATCAACCGTAACAAAAGACGTTACTATTCTTGTCAATGAGAGTGGCATAGAATCTGCGAAAGTTAAGAAAGCTCGCGAGTCTGGCGTTACAATAATAACACAACTCTCAGATTTAACTGGAGAATAACCTATGGCTACTTTACCTAAGTGGACCGATGAGCGTACCAACACGCTGACTAACTTTGTTGGAAACGAGACTCCTGTCTCACAAGCAACAGTAGCAGAAGCTGCTGAAACTCTCGAAACCTCTACTCGTTCAGTTTCTAGCAAACTGCGCAAAATGGGATTCGACGTAGCACTCGCCTCTAGTACAGCACAGCGAAGCTATACAGAAGAGCAAGAAGCTACTCTCGAAGCATTTGTAACAACTAACTCTGGCGAATATACTTATGCCCAAATTGCAGAGCACTTTGAAGGCGGCTCCTTCTCTCCTAAGTCTATTCAAGGCAAGATTCTCTCTATGGAACTGACTGGGCATGTAGCTCCAGCTCCTGCTAAAGAGTCTGTCCGCACTTACACTGACGCTGAAGAAGTAATGTTCATCGGCATGGTATCAGGAGGCAGCTTTGTAGAAGAGATTGCCGAAGCAATGGGACGCTCCGTAAATTCAGTACGAGGCAAAGCCCTTAGCTTGCTACGCGGTGGACAGATTGATGCAATTCCTCGTCAAGAGCACACCAAATCTACTACAGCAGCAGATCCATTTGCTGGTCTCGGCGACATCGCCTCAATGACTGTAGAAGCTATCGCAGAAGAGATTGGTAAAACTTCTCGCGGTGTAAAAACTATGTTGACTCGTCGCGGTCTTACGGCTGCTGATTATGATGGTGCCGCAAAAGCAGCAAAAGCAGGTTAATATAGTTGAATATTGCAAGTGCGTTAATTAAGCAAGTTTTAGTGCTCCAAGACTTTGAGACTTGGAGCATGACGCACAAGCATTATTTACCACCAGAATATCATACTCTGTATTCAGTTATAGATAATCATTGTGAGAAGTATCATACGATACCCACAATCGAGGATCTTAAATTCGAGATTAGAGATGGCAATACAAAAGAAAAGCTATATGCGCTAGAAGCTATTGATGTTCAAGCTGACCCGTATATGCTCTTGCAGTATCTAAAAAATGAATATACACAACAAGAAATATTGTTGTCATTAGAAAACTTTGTTGAAAAGTCGATAGCGTTTGAAGATGCAGAGGAGTCAGTATCTCACCTGCATCAGATAGTTTTAGACGTAGAGGCGAAGGTAGACTTAGAAAATCCGCAAGAGAGTATGCAACTTATTTCCTTGCATGAAAGTGATAAAGATATTGCAAAGTATGTGTCTCTAGGCTTAAATGCTGAGTATGACTTCGACATCCAATTCTCTCCAAGAGACTTGGTAATGATTGGTGGCAAGAGAGGTTCGGGCAAGTCCATTGTCTGTGCCAATCTAGCCAACCATGTTTTTGACTTAGGCAAAAGCGCCCTTTACTTCACTATTGAAATGGATAGTAGGTCTATATTACAAAGATGTTGTGCTGCTGCTACAGGTGTTCCTTTCTCTCGTCTTCGTACAAAGAATCTTAATATTGTAGAGTGGGAGAAGGTTGCTACGTGGTGGGCAGGACGATTTGTAAACGGGCAAGAGAAGCTCCAAGAGTACCGAGAAAATCGTGACTTTGATAAGTTTCACTATGAGTTAAAAACTAAATGTAAGATTATTCCAGACAGGAATATTGATGTGGTATATGACCCCGCCCTTACATTGGCAAAGATACGAGCGGAGCTTGACAAAAAAGTGAAAACGGGTAATGTTGGTATGATAATTGTAGATTACATTAACCAAGTTAAACGCTCGGCATTACCAAATAGAAGTGGACAATACGACTGGACAGAGCAGATAGAGGTCAGCAAAGCCTTGAAAGCTATGGCTCAGGAGTATGAAACAACCGTAGTTACGCCATACCAAACCGACGCAACAGGCGAAGCCCGCTTCGCAAAAGGCGTACTTGATGCGGCTGATGCAGCTTATACACTTGAAGCATGGACTCAGGAAGATAGATGCTTTACTCTTAATTGTGTAAAAATGCGGAATGCCGCTGAAAAGTCTTTTACTTCGACTATGGATTGGGAGACATTAAAAATAGGGCCGGACACTGCTATGACGCCCAAAGAGAAAGAGGACTCCTCCCACGTCACTGGTGAAGAAATAAATGATCTTTAAAAATATTTCTTGACTTCTTGACGTTAATTTAGTATAATATACTTTCAAATATAGAGGAGTATTCTTTTTTGGCAATTCAATACATGAGTTTACAATACAGTCCTTCAGGAAGAAAAAGAAAGAAAATACCTACACACAAGACACAGGCCTATCGCAAACACTTTCAGCCGCTTACAAGCTCTCCCACGTATCGCAGAGATACAGTAGAGTATCCTTCTAAGGAAATTGACTGGCAGTGCGAAACTTTAGAGCTAATAGACACAACATATCGACAGGAAGTATCAGCAAAATACACTATAGCTCCTGCATATAACAAAGGCGCTTACCAAGTAATCAGCAAAGACAACGTAGAAGATATCGGAAAGTGAATGTAGAAGAACTGTTAATACAGAAAGGAATATACTATATACCAAAGGGAGCCGACTTCGAAGTTAGTTGTCTAAATCCTGACCACCCTGACCGTAATCCTAGCATGAGAATTGATAGGATTACGGGCATTTTTAACTGCTTCTCTTGTGAGTACAAGGGAAGCGTTTTTTCCTATTTTGGGGAAAAGCCAAATCACTTACAAATACGCAGAGAAAAACTAAAAAATACTATTAGACAAAAGCTGGCAGAAAGTAGCGGTTTGGCTTTTCCCAAGAATAGCCTTATGTATAGTGGTAACTGGAGAAACATAAAACCAGAAACCTACAAAAGATTTGAAGCCTTTACTAATCCAGAACGAGAGTTTGCAGGAAGGGTAAATATTCCTGTAAAAGATATTACAGGCAAGACCGTATCATTTATAGGAAGGCACACAGGTGACAGAGTACCAAAATATCTTATAACCCCTGCGGGTGCGCAGATGCCTTTATACCCCGTAGTACAACCAAAGTATGGATGCGTAATTCTTGTAGAAGGCATCTTTGATATGTTAAATCTACACGACAAAGGACTTGATAATGCTATGTGCTGTTTTGGCACGAAGCAAGTCAACGAAGCAAAACTTGCTGTACTATCAATATCAGGAGTAAGTCAAATAGATATATTCTTTGATGGAGATGATGCAGGACAGACAGCAGCAGAAAAAGTAAAAGAGATGTGCGAAAGTATTGGACTTTCTTGCAGGAATGTACATATGAAAGGTACAGATCCTGGAGCACTTACAAATTCACAAGTTACTAAACTAAAGAGTAAATTATATGCCTAACGTCGCATTGATAGAGACGAAAATAAGCAATACAGATTTTAAACGAGACCTATTTGAAAGTAATATTGAGTTTGAGCAGTTTCAGCTTTGTTCAGATCGTAACATAAAAAAAGTATTAAAAAGAGATGTGGACATAGACTTCAATCCAGATGCTTACGAGTGGATAGTTCTTGTAGGAAGTGATGCACTAAAGTATTATACTTCCGCTACTTCAATCACAGAATATTCTGGCAAGTTACTTGACGACAAGTTTCTGCCTATAATCAATCCTTCCATGCTGGCATTTAAGCCAGAAGCTAGGCCTGCGTGGGAGACTTCAAAAAGAAACATACTAGACTATATTTCAGGCGAGTTGACAGATACTGTTATTAAATCAGAACAAGCAGTAGGAATACAAAATACGGAGGAAGCGAATGAATGGCTACGTAATTGCCTTGCTGCTAAACCAGAATATATTGCCCTCGACTCGGAGACAACAGGCCTTTATCCAAGGGATGGTCATATTCTTGGGATCTCTATTTCTTATGAAAGGGATTATGGCGTTTATATAGATACCGACTGCTTCAATGTAAGAACAGAAGTACTATTGCAATTACTGTTTAATCAAACAACAGTAATTTTTCACAATGCAAAATTTGATATAGCATTTTTTGAGTATCACTTTAACTTTGAATTTCCTAAATTTGAAGATACAATGCTACTACATTATCTCATTGATGAGAACCCTGGAACACATGGACTAAAACAACTTGCTATGAAGTGGACACCTTATGGCGACTATGAACAGCCAATGTATGAGTGGATGGCAGATTATCGCAAAAGAACAGGAACCTTAAAAAGTCAGTTTACTTGGGATACAATTCCTTTTGATGTTATGAAAACGTATGCCGCACTAGACGCAGTAGTAACTTTTCTAGTATACGAAAAAGTAGTAAAGATTAAACAAAACAAACAACTAGAAAAAGTATATAACGAAATACTGATCCCTGGTACTCGATTCTTGCTCGATTGTCAGGATAATGGTGTGCCCTTTGACAGACATAGACTTGTCAAGGCACAGGATCTTATGCAGGAAGAAATAGATAAGTCAGCACACGAGCTTTCTACTTTTACTGCTATTAAAGAATTCGAGAAAGTAAATGGAAAAGATTTTAATCCTAATAGTACAGTACAGCTTCGTACTCTTTTGTTTGACTTCCTTGGCCTTACTCCTACTGGGAAAAAAACAGGCACTGGGGCAGATAGTACCGATGCAGAAGTTTTGGCGGAACTCGCGGACCAATCCCCTGTTCCTAAACTCATCCTCAATTTACGACAAAACTCAAAAATTAAAAACACGTACCTCGATAAGATTATCCCGCAGCTTGATAGAGACTCTCGTCTGCGTACAGGATTTAATCTTCATGGTACTACTTCCGGCCGCCTGTCTTCTAGCGGCAAGCTTAATATGCAGCAGCTACCTAGAGATAATCCTATAGTTAAAGGCTGTATCAAAGCTACTCCAGGACATAAAATTGTTGCAATGGATTTAACAACCGCAGAAGTATATGTTGCGGCTGTTCTTGCGAGAGACGAAGCTCTCATGGACGTATTCCGTGCTGGCGGTAATTTTCACTCAAATATTGCAAAAAGAGTGTTTAAGTTACCTTGTGAAGCGGAAGAAGTAGCTACTCTGTATGCTAGTAAACGCCAAGCTGCTAAAGCAGTTACTTTTGGCATTATGTATGGCGCAGGCCCTGCAAAGATTAGTGAACAAGTAACAAAGGATGGCGGAGTATATTTTTCGAAGCAAGAAGCGGCAGAAGCTATTAATGACTACTTCAAAGAGTTTCACATGCTAAAAGCATGGATAGAAAACAATCAAAAATTTATTAAACAAAATGGTTTTGTGTACAGCTATTTTGGCAGAAAAAGGAGACTGCCCAATGTCGAATCTACAGATAAAGGCATCCAGAGTCATAGCATTAGGTCTGGTCTTAATTTTTTGGTCCAGTCCTCCGCTTCTGATATTAATCTACTTGGTGCAATAGACATGAATGCCCACATTCAAAAGGGCGGATTTAAAGCAAGAATCTTTGCACTTGTGCATGATTCAATACTAGCAGAGGTTCCTGTTGACGAAGTAGATTATTATATAGAATCTCTACAAGATTTTATACAAAAAGATAGAGGCATTATGATTCCAGGATGCCCTGTAGGGTGTGACTTTGACGTTCACGATGATTACTCTCTAGGAAAGTTTGATAAACAGTATGGTGATAACATATAAAAATATATCGAAAGTTTCTTTTCCCGTTTTTCATCTACCAAGCAGTAGGTGGAGGAAGAAAGACGGGATACTTTTTCTTGACGAGAAAGTATTAGACGACAGAAATATGCCCGGAGAAACTCTCGGCATAAGAAGAATGCAAACACCCTTAAAAAACTTAGTGGTTATCAAGCGTTCTTATGACGACCTAAGAGAAATAATAAAATCAAAACACAATATATTTATAGACTGTAAAGGAATACCTTTTATTTATATAAAAACTGACTTTGTAAAGTTAAAGTATTTACACATAAAACGACTGTTTAAGAAAACAACGCATTGCGTAATTTGGGTAAAAGATGGAAGATTTGTAACAAAAAGACCTCCAGACCCCACAATTAAATATGTAGGTGTATTACATTTAGGAGACAGGCCGTGGCTTCTATATAACTACTCAGTAAGACGCGGCAAAGACAGTAGAAGGAAAGTATAAATGGGTAAACGAGCAAAAAGTATAAATGGATCAGGACTAGATATATCAGAAATAGAACCTCTTACAAGAAATCAAGTAAGAGCTTTTGAGTCAACAAAAAATTTAGTTCTCCACGGGGTCGCTGGGACAGGAAAGACTTTTGTGGGCTGCTATCTTGCTTATGATGATATGGCAAAAGGTGCATACGATAAGCTAGTAATTATTCGAAGTGCCGTTCCTACTAGAGACATTGGGTTTTTGCCCGGCAATGAAAAAGAAAAAGCCTCTGTATATGAAGAACCATACAAAGATATTGCAATTGATGTGTTCAATCGCGGAGATGCATATCAAATACTTAAAACTAAAAACTTAGTAGAGTTTATGACTACTTCTTACATTCGAGGAATAACTCTAAGAGATGCTACCATTCTTATTGATGAGTGCCAGAACATGAGTTTTCATGAGCTTGATTCAGTAATAACTCGAATTGGTCAAAACTGTAGAGTTATATTCTCAGGAGACTTTCGGCAATCAGACCTAAAAAATAGTGGTATGCAGGACTTTCTACACATACTTAAACGCATGGATTGCTTTGACTTTATAGAGTTTGGAGTTGAAGACATTGTGCGTAGTGACTTTGTTAAATCTTATATAATTGCAAAGAATGAGCTAGATGAAAGCAGTTCTTAGTAATCGTATCTACATGGACTGCACAGAGTCATTGCAGCGAGAGATAGATAGGGAGCTAACATACCTTATTCCGAATCGCAACCCTCTCGACCCTCCCACTGTCATTGCAAATATGGGGATTATTCGTAACGGTTTAATTTCCATGCCGATTGGCAGAATTGATTTAATTCCAAAAAACTACGAGATTATAGACAAACGAGTAACTATCCCTGTAGACTTTCCAGAGTTTAAATATGATTTAAGAGCCAGCCAGAAGGATGTTTATGATGAAATTGAAGATAATGCAATTATTAATGCATGGGTTAGTTGGGGTAAAACTTTCACTGGATTAGCGATAGCATCAAAGCTCGGACAAAAAACATTAATCATAACTCACACTGTTCCTTTGAGAAATCAGTGGGCAAAGGAAGTAGAAAAAGTATTTGGAATTAAAGCAAGCATTATCGGTAGCGGTAGCTGGGATACCTCTGGGCCGATAGTAATAGGAAATACTCAAACTCTTTGTAGAAATACAGAGAAATTGAAGAAGCTATTTGGCACTGTAATACTTGATGAAATGCATCATGTAAGTAGTCCCACTTTTAGCAAGATTGTAGACAGTAGTCTTGCTAGATATAAAATAGGCTTGTCAGGGACGATAGAAAGAAAAGATGGAAAGCATGTAGTCTTTCGAGATTATTTTGGCAATAAAGTATTTCAACCACCAAAAGAAAACTATATGACTCCAAGTATACATATTATTAATTCTGAAATACGTTTTCAAGATGGCGCAAAAATACCTTGGGCAAACCGAGTAACAAATCTGACAAACAACGAAGAATATATACACACAGTCTCCATGCTGGCAGCGGCCTACGCCGCAAGAGGGCATAAAGTGTTAGTGGTCAGTGACCGAGTTCAGTTTCTAAAAAACTGTGCAAAACTTACAGGAGACAAAGCAATATGTGTAACAGGAGAAGTTCCTCACGAACAAAGAGATGATCTTATTGCGGAAATACTTCATGGAAATAAAAATGTGCTATATGGAACGCAGGCAATATTCTCAGAGGGAATTTCTGTAAACAGCTTGAGTTGCCTAATTCTGGGCACTCCAGTAAATAATGAGCCTTTGCTTACACAGCTAATAGGCCGAGTAATTAGAGAAAGAGAAGGAAAATTAGATCCTGTTATTGTAGATATACATTTGAAGGGTAATACTGCTAGAAAACAAGCCTCCAATCGTGTAGGATACTACATGAAACAGGGTTGGACAATGAAGTCCATCTAAAAAATACTTCTTGACAAAAATGATAAAATCGAGTATAATATATGTTACTTTTTGACTGGACTAAGGTCTACGACATTTCGGATGGCAACATCGAACAGTGCAATATGATTATGGAAATGATTATTAAAAAATCTTTGCCAAAGAATAATCACGACCTTATAGCTAAGTATAAAAGAATAAACTTTATTGGGAGCAACTTTTTAATTCACCCAGACGTTCTAATCTTTAATGCTTATAGATACCATCAAAGAGAACTCGCTGTATACTATGCTTTAGCAGCATTGCGTAGTTTGCAGGAATACAAAACAGCAAAAAAACTAACGCTAGATACCGCAGTTTGTCCTGTGGATCTAGAAACTATAACAGATAATAGACTACTTCGTATAGAGAAAGATTCAATTCACTTTATATATGAAGAAGTTAGACAGGAGAATATACACTAATGGCAATTTCATTTAATAAGCAAAAAGGTTCAGCACAAAAAGGTAACATCAGCAGCTTTCAATATCGTGATGGAGACAACGAGTTTCGGCTTGTTGGAGATATTCTAGCACGATATGTATACTGGATCAAAGGAGAGAACGAGAAAGACCTTCCTCTTGAGTGCCTTTCCTTTGACCGAAACGAAGAGCGTTTCAATAACCAAGAAAAAGACTGGGTTCGCGAATACTACCCCGACCTCAAGTGCGGCTGGAGCTATGCAACTCAATGCATTGCAAACGGTGAAGTAAAAGTTGTAAATCTAAAGAAAAAATTGTGGGAGCAAATTATTACTGCTGCAGAAGATTTAGGCGACCCTACTGACCCCACAGAAGGCTGGGACGTAAAGTTCAAGCGCGTAAAAACTGGGCCTCTGCCTTACAATGTAGAATATCAATTACAGGTACTCAAGTGCAAGCATCGTGCTCTGTCAGGGTCAGAAATGGACTTAATTGCTAATCTCAAATCTATGGACGATGTTATGCCTCGCCCTACTCCTGATGCTCAGAAAGAGTTGCTTGACCGTGTTCGCGGTGCTTCAGCACAGGATATGGATAAAGAACTCGAAGCGGAGTTCAGCTAATGATTAAAAGTCAAGTAAAAGAAATAGACTATAAAAACTGGCACGATGATACTAAAGAACACTTAGCGAATGACTTTCAAAAGCAGGGGTATACTGTAAGTACCGAACAACGTATTATGACCCCTGGAGGCCACAAAAAGTGGAGGACTGCAGATATTGTAGTTAAAGAGTTGAACTTAGTTGTTGAAGTACAAAAGTCAAAAACTCCTACAAAAGATTGGATGCAACGAAATGAAGACTATAAAAAAGTAGGATATAAAGTTATCTGGGTTATGCATGATAATAGATGGCAACCAGATAGTGACCAAAATCCCGAGCTTAGTAATGAAGATGAAGATATCTTTATAAAATGGAGAGATTATAATCCTACTCTGAATCGTGCACAGCACATTTATAATAGTGCTCGATTCGGTATTATAGATTATGCTTATAATCACCCAGATCTGACTATAATGTATGCTATTCCTTCCGCAGGACAGTCTAGCTTGATGTATAGAAAACTGGAAAACATTGAAGAAATTAACAGAGTTTTAACTCCTAAGTTTCCAGACAATACCCATTACGGATCTACTACTGATTTTAAAAATCATAATCAGCCACCAGAAACGTTCAAAGGGTACTCAGTTAGTACTTCAATTATTGCAAAAGACACTTTTAAGTTAAAAGAAGTAGCATGATTTTATTTACCGCCGACTGGCACATCAAACTGGGGCAGAAGAACGTCCCAGTTTCTTGGGCTATTAATCGTTATAATCTTTTCTTCAAAGAAGTGTATGAGCTAGAAGAAAAGTGCAACATGCATATTATCGGTGGTGACTTATTTGATCGTTTGCCTAACATGGAAGAACTGGAGCTTTACTTTTCGTTTATTCGGAAAGTAAAGGTTCCAACAAGTATATTCGATGGAAACCACGAAGCAACACGTAAGAATAAGACATTCTTTACTCAACTCAAGCAAGTATCAAGAGATATCAATCCGCTCATTAATGTAATAGATATATCCTATATTGATAGAGATTTAGGCTATGGAATACTTCCATATGCTGACTTACATCGCAAAGGCAGTATAGACCATTTTGATGTAAGAATGCCTTTATTTACCCATGTTCGAGGAGAAATACCGCCCCACGTCAAGCCAGAAATAGATTTAGACCTGTTTGAAGATTTCCCTGTAGTATTTGCAGGCGACCTTCATGCCCACAGCAACTGTCAACGAAATATAGTATATCCTGGTAGTCCTATGACTACTTCATTTCATCGTAACGAGGTAAAAACAGGTTACATATTGATTGAAGAAGATGTGTGGGATTGGACATGGCACGAATTTAATCTGCCTCAACTAATCAGAAAAACAGTTAAAGACCCAAGAGAAATGATAGCAACTGATTTTCATCATACAATATATGAATTAGAAGGCGACATACAAGATTTAGCAGATGTAAAAAACTCAGACCTCTTAGACAAAAAAGTAGTAACAAAAAACACAGACACAGCCTTAATACTAGAAAAAGATATGACAATAGCTGATGAGCTAGTTGAGTATCTAACTTATATTTTAGAGCTAAAAGAAAGTAGTATACCAGATATTATAGGGTTATTTAATGATTAC